AACCGCCATGGCGGTTCCTTAATTAGTCCGCGCTGTCTGCGGTGTAGTAGTCGACCGTAATCGGCTGGTTCGAGTCGTCATCGAGGACGGTGAACGACATCGGAAGCTCGATCACGTCGGGACCGTTGACGTTCGGAGATTCGCCGTCAAAGCGAACACTCGGAAGCGTGATGATGATCTTATTCGGCTTAGCGGTATCGTAGTTCTTCTGCCCGGTTGCCGTTACGATGATCTGGGCGGACGCCTGCGCGACCGTATCGTTAACGAAGAGGTTGTAGAGCGTCAGGTCGTTGAACTCAGGTGTGATTTTACCCGTTAGGTCAACGTACGCGTTACGAATCTGCTCAAGCTTGGTCTGCTGACCGAGGAAGAAGCGGTCGGTCTTAAGTGCGTTCTTACCCATCAGCGAAAGGTCCTTGCACTTAACCGACGCGCCGCCAACGGTAAGCGCGACCTCATCGACGTAGTACACCTCGTTGAAGGTGTTCGAGGGCCATGTCGCCGTTGCCAGTGTCTGGTTGGTCGTCTCCTGAACGCCATCGAGTGAGAGTCTCAGGCTTAGAACCTGGTCGATCGCCGTCGAGAGCTCCCAGTCGGTTACCTTGCAGCCGTTATACTCAAAGACGCGTACCGTACCGCCGGTGTCAGGTGTGCCTACCTGCGCGGTCAGTGAGAGACCGAACGTGTCGCCGAGGGTGTACGTTCGCTTAAAGCCGGTACCGTCTGCTGTCTGCGCCGCGCTACCGAGGCAGTGTTTAAAGAGAAGACCAAAGTTGTTCGACCCGACCTCAAGAACGACGTCACCTGAAACATCGGTGCGAACCGTGCGGAATCGCTGCGTGCGCTGAACTAGCTTGCTCGCGCGAATTCCCTTTGCCGGAACGCGAGTCTTATTGATTTTGAGTGACTCCGAAACTAGCTCGTAGAAGTGATCAGGAGCTACGCGGGTACCGAACGTGGTCTCTGCGGCGATACCTAGCTGGGCAGCAAGACCTGAACGAATTGCCATTACTTAGCCTCCTCGGCCTTAGCGCTAGTGACTGGCTTGGAGACACGCTCCCAGTTAGCAACCTGCTCAAGAAGAAGAGCCGCTGCCTCAGCGGGTACGTCGATGGTATCACCCTTGACAACGGTGATCTCGCCGAAACCGTCGGGGTCTACCTCGACGGCTGGATGGCGCCCGATGTACTTCACGGAGACGAGGTTACTTCCCATTCCTACTCAAATTCTATATGAGGTTAAATGCGATTCTTAACGAAAATGTCGAAGTAAAGACACGCCTCTCGCCAAGACAAATCAACGGTCTGGCCGTGCTCGTCGTCTGGTACAGTCACGCCTAGTCGAGGATAGAACTCCTGCTTCTTCGTAACCTGTGCCTGCCAAACGGTTGAGTTAACGGTAGGATCGGCGAGTAACTGATCAGCAACCTCCTGACGAATCAGGTAAGCGATGTCTCGACCGTATGTGGAGTCACGCTCACCGTCTCTCGTGATTACCGAAACGTAGATCTTCTGTGTATACTGTTCTTCCTTCTGACGGCGTCCCATTGCAGACCAGACCTCGGTTCCGTCTACCTCAAGAAATGCAAGCCACTTTAACTCCTGAGAGATACCCGGAGGCGGAGGACCGATGCAGATAGAAAGACCGACGAGATTAGGTCTTGCCTCGAGCTGTGCCTTAAGTGCATCCTGGAATGCTGGAACCGATGACGGGCCTAGAACTCCCACCTAAACCACCGGCCAGCGAGACGAGCCGCGCTTGAACGGACCTAGTAGGTTACGCGCCGCCCACGGAATGGCCCAGTCGTTTCTAAAGAGAGTCGCACCCATCGCCGCGTTAGCCGGAACACCGTATGTTCCTGATCCCGCAGGCGCTGAACGTGTAAGCCAAGAACCGACGGTAATGTTGCAGGCGCGAACGACATCATCAGGAACGCTTGCGAAACCCCACGTCCCGGTGATGTCCATAAGTGCGTAGCCAAACATCATCATCGTTTGTGACGTGATCGCTAGGTACTGGCTCAGGTCGATAGAGGTGTAGACGCCGCGCTCGGCACCGATTGGTTTAAGCATGTAATACCCTGACGTAAGCGTCTGAGGAGAGGACTGCTCCGGATGGAGAACAACCGTTGTTACTGACTGCAAGTCATAGGGACTCAGGTCGATATGATAACTATCAACCTTAAATCTCCTTGTGGCCGTCGCTGAGGGAGCGAATTCTCGCTTACACCAGTGCATGATGGCCTTACTGGCCTGGGAGATCAGCGTAGGAATGATCGCGTCAAGATTATCGTTGCTATCAGGAAGCGTAATCGTTTCCTTGATAGCGTCGACGGTCGTTAGGTCATACGCTGCCACGCAGTAATCTTACCGCGCGAGGGTACTTACTTACGCGTACCAGCAGTACGAGGCTCACGTGCCTCAGTAGCAGACTCACCTAGCGCAGCTTTAACGTCGTTAAGACGCCCTGTAAGCCGCTTGACTTCCTTCTCATCTCCATCTCGCTTCGCGCCTTCGAGGCGCCGCTCGATACCTTCCTTCTCGCGAACAATTGCCGCAAGGTCGTTGCGCTTGATAGCGAGAGCATTTTCCTCGGGAGAGATAATGGGCGCAGATTCAAATCCTATAGCCATAGCTAGAACTATACACTAATGCGCGAAGGGCGGGTTTCCCCGCCCTTCGAAAGAACCATTCTAAGTAAACCTTAGAACGTCGGTGCAACTAGCCCGGTGCCGATGATCTTGGCGTTGGCCTTCGGGTAGCGCTCAGAGGTGAACGCCATGTAACCGAAGACTTCCAGTCTCACACCTGCGGTCGAGGAAAGAACGCCCTCGAACTGGAAGTTACGAGGACCTGCAGCATCCTCCCAGAGGATGTCTTCCTCGAACGCGCCAGTAAGAATGACGTCTTCGTTCGTGCCTGTGCCGTTGGTCTTCGGAAGCGTCTCGTCGACGAATACAGGGTAGCCAACGATCCAGCCCGCAGGAGCAACCATGATGCGGTTATCCTGCTGGCGCGACTGGTAGCCTGCGCCTGTATTGTCACCGAACGCGCCGTACACCGGAGACTCCATCGCGAGTGCGTTATACGGACCGTTCTGGTTAGGAACAACCAGTGGACGACCGCTGGAGTCGAGTGCGGCTAGGAACCACGCCCAACGCCGTGCAGTCATTACGAACGCAACTGCAGGCTGGAAGACGTTTTCCTCGATCTGACGGACTGCGTCAAGAAGCTTCGGATACAGCTCACCTACCGTCGGCGTACCGTCGGTGTATGAGATCGAAATGATGTTCGAGTCGTTCAGGAAGCCCTTAGGCTGTCCCGAAGAGCCCGAACCCGTAACCACGTAGAAGTTGACCTTCTTATTGTAGTCCTTCAGGAGGTCGGTCAGGATGATCTCATCGAAGCCCGGATCGGATCGCTCGATGATCTGGCGCGACAGATCAGCGTAACCGGCAACGGTGCACACCGGAACGGTGATCGTGTCTGTCGTTGCATCCTGGTTCGCCAGAGTAGCGTTGTCAGCCGTCTGCGCAGCAGTTAGCGTTGCAGTCGTGGTATCACCTGAAGACGCTGCCTTAAGGCGAGGGATAGAGATGGAGTTGCCGCGCTCAGTTAGAGGACGATTCTGAACGAGGCGAGACGTAACGCGCCGTGCGCGCTTGAACTCAGCGTACAGGTCACCGAAGTAAAGCGGCGGAAGGAAGGAACCACCTGCGGTGGAACCCGAACCCATCGCGCGCCCTTCGGCGTCGACTAGACCGCGCTTCTGATCGAATGCGACGGCCTCCTTGTGACACTTCTCAAGACGAGCCTCAGCCTCACGGTTACCGCGGGTCCGAGCCTGCCAAAGATCAACAAAGTACGACTTGTACGGGTTACCCCGCTGATATACCGACGCCTCCTGGACCTCAACCGTCCCGCTTGGGATTAGGTCAGCGGTCGCAGCACGAGCCTCAGCTAGGCGAATTGCGTCATCAAGCTGAGCCTTAGCCCGCTTAACAAGCTCATCGGCCTCGTCGAGCTTCGTCCGCATCTCAGCAGTCAGAGCCTCAACGTCCTCGGCCGTAGCGTCCTCAGGAAGCGCAGCGATGCGAGATTCGAAATCGGTCGAGACCGCGGCGAGCGCGGTACGAGCCTCATCGTACCTCTTCTGTGCCTGTTCCTTTAGATCCATTTTGAGTTTCTCAACACCTTTCTTGGTGATTTAGTAGTGGGATTTAACTTCTTCCCCTACCAGGTCCTGTATGACCTCAGACAGGTGGAGAAACCTTCCTACTCTCCGTCTTACCGTTAAGGAAGCGGCCAGATGTAGGTGTTTTCAAGTACTACTATATCGGATCTTAAGCGATGAGTGAACGAGAGCGTGCGATGCGCGCAGTTGCCTCAGCGAGAAGCTTTGCCTTCGCCACGTCGACAGTGCGAGGTTCTTCCTCCTCGACCTGTTCAACGACGGGCTCGGACTCCTCAACTGCGGGTTCCTCGACGACTGCTTCCTCGACGACTTCCGCTTCCCCAACTGACTCCGGAGCTTCGGGAGTCACAGCGACTTCGGTATCGGTCATCCTTGCCTCCCTTCTCGTCTTCGCCGACTTGGAGCGCTCATCATACCCCTCAGCCGTAACTACCCAAGCGGATTCAACTTGAACCCACTCAGCTTTATCAGAGACGGTAATTCCGTCATCTGTCATTGTAACAGGAATCACGAAGCACGCTCCGTCATCCCAGTTGCAAACGAGTGCCTTAGTTTGATCGGATGAAATGTCGATTACTGACCATAGATAATAAAAGCTGTCCTGATTGAGCTTCTCCTCAATGTCTTCAACCATCCCCCAATAGCCCTCGTCGTCAGGACCCCATGCTACGTCACCGATTGCACGAAACTCCTGATAGAACTTTTCCTCCGACATGATTTGCTTGGGAACTGATACCAGTCCGCGTGCCTCGGCGTACTCGCGCGCAAGCGTGCGGGCGATGCCGGAGTCGGTCGCCGGATAGGCGCCTGCGGCGCAGACGCAGACGTCGAAGAGGTCACCGACCTCAAGAATCGTGCGCTGAACTACTTCGTTTCCGTCATCATCCTCAAAAATTCGCCACTCCTCGCCACCCGGAGCGACGGTAAACAGGAACGAGCTTTGATCGAGATAGCCGCCCTCCATCAGAACCTGAAGATCACGAGCGTATGACGTGTCAGCGACCTTCGACCAGTATCGAAGACCCTGCGGCTCAACACTTAGCTCAAGCGAGCTATTCATCGTCCGGCCGAGCACATAACGCGTATCGTGGTCCCATGTTAGGAGTACATCGGGATTTCTTTTTAGAACGTTGTCAAACGCCCTTGCGTCGATGTACTCGGTGAAGGTACCTAGCTTACTCCGCATCTCAACGGACGGACTGTTAAAGACCGCGGCGTGACCTACGATCTGGAGTGAGCCATCATTTCTACCCGTTGCGGAGGTACCTGCCTTACGCATGTCACCGACATTATGACGGAACGTGCGGCGCTCAATCTCGCCGAATGTGCCGAACGCGTGTGTGAACGTCCTCAGTTCACGCTCGAGGTC